AGGAAGGCTATGTTTCATGGCCATAAACTAGATGTAAAGGAACTTCTGTATGAACTTGGAGATGTTCTTTGGTATCTTGCAGTTATTTCCGAAGAGGTTGGAGTTTCTTTTGAACATGTAGCTTTAATGAATATAGCTAAACTTAAAGATAGATACCCAGCAGGATTTAATGAAGTAAGGAGTCAAAACAGAAAGGAGTATGAAGATAGTGACAAAAAGCCGTAGAAGATTAAATTGGAGTGAAGTTTTAGAAGCTCGAAGAAGACATGAAGATGCTACCGAATATACAACAGTAAGAGGACTTGCAGATGAATATGCAATATCTAAAAGTTCCATGCATAGATTGTTAACATATAAGACATATAAAGAACCTATAGTAGAGGAGGAGTAAATATCAAAACAGCACTAATAGATGCAGACATAATGATTTTCAAGTATGCCTGTGTAAATGAAGTTGAATATGACTGGGGAGATGATGTAGTCAGTAAAAGTAAAAATGTAGATTCAGCTATAGAAGGTATAGAAAGATTCATAAAACGAATTAAAAAACGATTAGGTGTTACTGATTTAAAGTTTTGTTTTACGAGTTCCCCTAACTTTCGCTACTCAGTGATGTCAACCTACAAACACAATAGAAAAGACAAGGATAAGCCGACAATGCTTAAGGAACTAAGAGATTATGTACAGAGAAACTATGAGGTAAAGAATAAACCACGCTTAGAGGCTGATGATGTGCTTGGTATATTAGCAACCTTAAGCCCTGAGAAATATATAGTTTGTAGTATTGACAAAGACCTTAACCAGATAGCAGGTGAGCACTACAACTGGGATAAGGATATAAGGTATGAAGTGACTCCCGAAGAGGGAGATTTTTTATTTTATAAGCAGATATTAAAAGGTGATAGTGTTGATGGCTACAAAGGATGTCCATATATAGGAGAGAAGAAGGCTACTAAGTTGCTGAATGAAACACCTCGGAAGGACTGGTGGTCTGCTATTGTGGATGCTTACGCTAATAAAGATTTAACTGAAGAAGATGCTATACAGCAGGCACAGGTAGCAAGAATACTAAGAGCTGAAGACTGGGATTTTGAAACAGATACATTGAGACTATGGACACCAAAAAAAGGAGATGGTTAAGTAGATGTTACCTACAAATTATAGAGAATTTATATACAAGAGAACTTACAGCAGATGGATTGAGAGTGAAGGAAGAAGAGAAGAATGGAATGAAACAGTAGACAGGTTTAAAAAGTTCTTTGAAACAAGAATACCTGAAGGAGTTGAGAGTGACTTCTATGAAGCAATAGACGGTATTAGAAACTTTGAGTCAATGCCTAGCATGAGAGCTTTATGGACAGCTGGGGATGCCTTAGAGTTTGACAATATATGTGGCTACAACTGTGCTTATACGATTCTTGAAGAAACTAAAGACTTCGCAGAGATTCTTTATATCTTGATGAATGGAACAGGAGTTGGCTTCAGTACTGAGAGACAGTATGTTAACAACCTGCCTCAGGTTCCTGAAGAGTTGGAAGAAACAGCCTACACTATTGAAGTAAAGGACAGCAAGCAAGGGTGGGCTGAAGCCTTCTATAGCCTGCTAGAGAACCTTTACTTTGGCAAGATAGTTAATGTAGATTACTCACAAATAAGACCTAAAGGAGCACGATTGAAAACATTTGGTGGACGAGCTAGTGGGCCAGAACCACTTATAGACCTGTTTGAGTTTACTGTGAATATGTTTAAGAAAGCCAGAGGCCGAAAGTTAAACAGTCTTGAGGTGTATGACATAGTAACTAAGACTGCTGAGATTGTTATTGTTGGAGGTGTAAGGCGTAGTGCAACTATTAACCTATCTAACCTTAGTGATGAGCGTATGGCTAAAGCTAAGCAAGGAGAGTTCTGGATTCACCACCCTAACAGAAGCTTAAGTAACAACTCTGTAGCTTACACTGAGAAACCAGAAGCCTATAGATTCATGGAAGAGTGGATGAATCTGGCCACAAGTGGAACAGGTGAACGAGGAATCATTAACAGAGAAGGCTTAAAGAAGCATATAGAGGACTTAGGATTGCCGAGAGAGACTGAAGACATTGACTTTGGAACTAATCCATGTGGCGAAACCATCCTTAGACCTAGAGGCTTATGTAACCTTACAGAGGTTGTAGTTAGACCTAAAGATACGAAGGAAGAAATACTTTATAAAATTAAAAAAGCTGTGTTCATTGGAATCCTACAGAGTACGCTTACAGACTTTAACTTTCTAAAAGATGACTGGAAAAACAATCAAGAGGAGGAGAGATTACTGGGAGTATCTTTTACAGGTATGAAAGACCATCCTGTGATTGGTAAGAATACTGATAAGACAGAAGCTTGGTTAAAAGAGTTCAGAAAGTTTGCTAGAAAAACAGCTGAACACTATGCTGAGAAGTTTGACATCAATGTACCAGCTGGAATCACTGTTGTTAAACCTTCAGGAACTGTAAGTCAACTCGTAAACAGCTCAAGTGGTATCCATCCAAGACACTCTGAGTACTACATAAGACGGGTAAGAGTAGCTAGTGGTGACCCCCTCTGTGAGTTCTTAAGACTTACTGGAGTTCCTAATCATCCAGAAGTAGGACAGGTAGAACCTACTGTAAATACCTATGTGTTTGAGTTTCCAATGAAGGCTCCAGAAACAAGCATTATACGAGGCCAAGAGAGTGCCTTAGAACAGCTTGAGTACTGGAAGACAGTTAAGACTAACTGGACAGAGCACAACCCATCTCAGACAGTGTATGTAAAGGATGAAGAATGGCTAGAAGTAGGTGCTTGGGTGTACAAGAACTGGGATTTAGTTACTGGTATTAGTTTCCTTCCATATGATGGAGGCGTTTATAAACTAGCTCCTTATGAAGATGTTGACAAGGCGACTTACGAAGATTTACTGAATGAAATGCCAGAGATTGACTGGAGCTTGCTAAATGAAATGGAGAATGAAGACCACACCGAAGGTGCTAGAGAATACGCTTGCAGTGGAGGAGGATGTGACATTGTTTAGAGATAAAGGTCTTTACATGTGTAGAAAATGTAGAGTAATTCTTGAAGGTAAAGCATGGAAAAAAAGAAGATTAAATAACTCTGCTTATGAGTGTCCAAAGTGTCACACAAAGTTTCACTTAGATGAGCTAAGGTTTGTGGAGATGGGCTAGGGACTGAATACCCCCCCACTAAAGAGGAAAGAAACTTTCTCTCTCCTCACTCCTCCTTTTTTTGTTTTCATAAAACGTGAGAGAGGCTCTTGTATATATTGAGTCTTTCTCACACTCCTTAATACTACTATAGGGGGGCTATAGGGGGGGCTAAAAGCTTAACTATAGCTATGTTCGTTTAGGAGGTAATATTAAATAATGATAAATAAGACAACTACAACAATACCTACTTTAAGTGTAGACCTAATAGATATGTTAGACAGTAAGTTTCCAGAAAGAAGTCCAGAACTAGGAGAAACTAAAGATGACTTAATGTACAGAGCTGGTCAAAGGTCAGTAGTAAGAATGCTTAAGGCAATGCTGAAAGAAGCTGAAGAAGTTGATATGAAGGGAGGGTGATAATATATGGCAAACGTTAAGCAAGAAGAAACTCGTGGAGATAGCTTTAGGTCTCGTGGAGATAGCTTTGGGTCTCTTGGAAATGGCTTTGGGTTTTTGGGAGCAGCCGTTTGGGATATGATTTTTGATGAAGATACTGATACATCACCAGACAATATAGAAGATACTGATACATCACCAGACAATATAGAAGATGATGGAACACCTTGGATGCCTATAATTGACAATGAAAGTGAAGAAGATAAGTACACTGAGATGTTTAATGAACAACAACAGGCTTACCAAGACCAACTAAAACAAATGCAATTAGCAAATCAAACACAAATGCAACAAATGCAAAACATGTTCGAGATGTCTATGCAACAGATGACTAACCAGATGTCAGCTTTAAGAACCCCTATCACTCCAGAAACAAAAAGACCTTCAATTATTCTTGGGGATTCTAGAAGCATCCGAAGCATGGCACTTAGATAGACTGAGGGAGGAGAGATAATTAACAGTGAATACAGATGAATTTAATCTTGAAGAAATAGATGTAAAAGCTCGTTGGGATGAACTAGACCGTGACCGACAGACACTCTTAAGAAGGGCTAGAGAATGTGCTGAGTTAACTATACCCAGCTTAATGCCTCCTGAAGGCAGTACTCAAGACACAGACCTTCCAACACCTTATCAAGGTTTAGGAAGTCGTGGAGTAAACAACTTAGCAAGTAAACTTCTTCTTACTCTTTTACCACCTAACAACTCATTCTTTAGACTTATGATTGATAGTGAAGTTATTTGGGAACTAGAAGAACAGGGAGCAAAGCAAGATGTTGAACAACAGCTTTCAAAAATAGAGGACTTAATACTTAAAGAAGTAGAGGCCAAAGCCATTAGAGTACCAGTATTTGAAGCCTTGAAGCTTTTGATTGTTACAGGTAATGCTCTTTCATATCAACCTAAAGAAGGTGGCATGGAAGTATTTAAACTTGACCAGTATGTTGTAAAGAGAAACCCTATGGGTGATGTACTGGAGCTTATCATTAAAGAAGCTATAGACTTCTATAGTTTGCCTGAAGAAATCCAAAACACTATCCTTGCAGAAGCTGAAGGTGAAGAATCAAATGAAGAAGTACTAAAAAAAGACTATGACCTTTTTACATATGTGAAACTTGATAGTGAAAAGAAGTACTGGAATGTAGCCCAAGAATGTGAAGGAGTTACTGTTGAAGGCTCTGAAGGTAAATTTAAAGCTAATGACAATCCTTACATACCTCTTAGATGGACAGCAAGTAGTGGTGAAGACTACGGAAGAGGTCTTGTGGAGGAATATCTTGGTGACTTTGTGTCACTTGAAAGTTTGTCTAAAGCTATGATTGAAGGAACAACTATAGCAAGCAGAATCATTGGACTAGTAAATCCATCTGGAGTAACAAGAGTAAGAAAACTGATGAAAGCTAGCAACGGAGATTTTATAGAAGGTAATGTTGACGATGTTAACTTTCTACAACTTGATAAACATATGGACTATAGTCTTGTTTTTCAACAAATAGATAAGATTGAAACTCGCTTAAAGTATGCGTTCATGGTGATGGACGCTATCCAAAGAAATGCTGAAAGAGTAACTGCTGAAGAAATACGAACAATGGCCAGAGAAATTGAAAGTTCTCTTGGTGGAGTTTATAGTTTATTAAGTCAAGAGTTTCAGCTTCCTTTAATCAAAAGACTTATGGCTCAACTACAGAAAGAGAATAAGCTTCCAGAGCTACCTAAAGAAGTTATTGAACCTGTAATTATTACTGGTCTTGAAGCTTTAGGGCGTGGCCATGACTTAGACAAGTTGATGTACTTTATGAAAGCTATAGAGCCTTTAGGCCCACAAGTAGTTCAACAATATGTTGTACATCCAGAGTATATGCAAAGGTCTGCTACAGCTTTAGGACTTGATACAGAAGGTTTAATCAAGACTCAAGAACAAATACAGGCTGAAGCTCAACAGGCTCAGAAAGCTCAGATGATGCAACAGATGGGGCCTGAAGTAATGAAAGCTGAACAACAAGCTCAAATAGCTCAGCAACAACAACAGCAACAGGGAGGTAGATAGTAATGGATGAAGTTTTTGAATGTGACGAATGTGGAAGGGAGTTCGATAGTGCACGAGGTCTTTCTATCCATCAAAGAGTACACGAAACTACGGATGAACCAGCAAAAGAAAAACTTGAAAAAGAACAGACTGAAAGTGTATATATAAAACATAACTAGATAACACAAGGAGGAGCATATGGCTGAAGTTAAAGTTAACCCTGAAGTAAAGGAAGAATCTCAAGAACATATAGATGCGATGGTAGACAAGGCTGAAGATAAATCTACAGAACCAACAGGTGATGGTGGAGAAGAAACACTCTTAGCTGGTAAGTATAAGTCTGAAGAAGACCTAGCTAAAGGTGTGCTGGAGGCTTTGAAAAAGAGCAACGAAGGTAAGTCAATGGAAGATATTTATAAAGATTTAGAAAAGGGAATACATAACCCTACTAAAGAACCTGAGTCTTTAGAACTTGAAGAAGATGTAGATGGTGAAGATTCTAAACCTGAAATTACAGACAGGGAAGATGACGCTTTACAAAAGTACTTTGAGAAATATCAACAAAACAACCTTACTGAAGATGACTACAATAAGCTATCTGAAAAAGGCTTTTCTAAGAACTTTGTAGACAGATATATGAAAGGCATGCAAAGTGAAGTTACAGAATATCAAGAGAAGCTTTATGAAGTCACAGATGGAGCTGAAGGCTACAATGAAATGGCTGAATGGGCAAAAGCTAATCTAGACCAAGCTGAAAAGAAAGCCTTTAATAACATCCTAAATAGTGGTGATTTACACTCAACACGGTTTGCAATAGAAGCACTCTATAACCGATATAAGAATGTAAACCCGAATGAGCCTAACCTATTGAAGGGCAATAAGCCTTCCAGTAGTAGCTCAGATATGTTTGAAAGTAGACAGCAACTTATGGATGCTATAAGTGACTCAAGGTATGCTAAAGACCCTGCATACAGAAAGAAAGTAGAACAGAAACTAGAAAGAAGTAATATATTTTAAAACACATATCCTCGTTTAAGTAACTCCTCTTTATTAGCCCATTGAAGTAATTCTTACTGAGGTAGGAATGAAATATGGATACCTTTTGGAGAGTGGTAGTGAAGATAACCTGAGGAAACACTATCAGAAATCAAAAGGAGATTGATAAAAATGGCAACAGCAAATGTAAACAAACTAGGTCAAATTAACCAAACTGGTGATGAAAGAGAATTATTTCTAAAGATATTTACTGGTGAAGTAATGCAGGCCTTTGATGAGAAGAACATGTTTCTTGATAAGACATCCGTAAGAACAATTAGCCAAGGTAAAGCTGCAACCTTCGCACAGATTGGTAACATTGGAGCAGAGTACCATACCCCTGGTACAGAGATTTTAGGTGACAATGTAAGTCACGCTGAGATTCAGATTACTATTGATGACCTGTTAATCTCACACGCTTTTATTGCTGATATTGATGAAGCAATGAACCACTATGATGTGCGAGGGCCTTACTCTAAAGAGATGGGTAGAAAGCTAGCTGACGAAATGGACAGAAACATTGGAAACGAAATCATTCGTTCAGCACGCTCTAGTGCTACTTTAACAGACGATTCTATGC